CGGGCGGGTTGGGGTGGCAGTGGTGAGGTGGTCAGTTCAACGGCGGCATGCTGTCGGGGGTTGTGTGTACCGGCAGGGGATGGGATCAGGCGGCGAACCGACTGAACAGCACGTTCTCGGCCTTGCCCGCCGCGATCAGCGACACGAGGTGGTCCATGAGCGTCACGAACCGGGACACTTCGATGTCGTTGTTGGACGTGGCGGCAAACACCCCTTGGTCGTCGATGATCTTGTGGAACATCAGCGTGGTGTCGAGTCCGTTGTTGGCCGCGTAGGTCATGGCCGACATGGTGTTGGTGATGATGGTGTCCTCATCGGCGGCCGAAACGCTGCTGCGGATGTGCCCGGCAATGGGCGCCATCAGCCCGCCGTACTTGCTGGACCGAGCCAACTTGTTGCTGTTGCTCAGGTAGCGGATCACCGTGCGCGCGTTGGTGAAGCCTGCCGCAAGCATGCCGTCAAGAATCCCGCTGTCGCCAGGGGTGCGCTGGAAGACGCCCTGCGGCCAGATGTAGGTGGCACGCTGGGCCGGGGTCGTCAGAAACCCGAGGTCGATCAAGGTTTGACGGCTGAGCACAGCGTCGGCAACTGCAGCGGCATCGGTGGCGTGGTTGCTGGTCAGCGATCCGGCGCCGCTGTTTGCATATGGGCCGTGGGTCAGGATTTCGTGGCCATTCGCCTCCACCTGCCGCATGTCGGCCAGCGACAACGTGGCGACGTTGCCGATATTGCTGGGGATGATGCCCATCGAGCACTTCAGCCCGCGCGCCTCGATCAGCGGCAGGAACCGGGTGAAGACCTCGGTGTATCCGTCGTCGATGGTGATGCAGATACGCGATTTGCCCTTGGGGTTGACGGTGATCTTTGCCAGCGTGAAGTCGGCGATGGCGCCAGCCTGCGGAGTGCAGCGGACCTTTACATGGGTGAACAGCGTGGAATTCAGATTCAGCGACGATGCGTTGCCCCAGGTGTTCGTCGGATCTTGCCCGGCCATGATCGGCACCATGAGGCCATTGGCCTGCAGGCTGTTGATGCCCGACCCCGACCCGACGTTGATCCCCTTGGAGATTGCCGGAGAAAACGCGGCGCTGGTCCCGGCGTAGATCCCCAGCGTGGCCGACGCCGTTGCTGCCATCTGGACCCAGGCGACGATCTGTTGAATGACCATCGGGCGCGGCAGCGCAAAGATCACGTCGATGTAGCGGTCGGCGATGCTGGCCACGTACCGGACTCCGGGGCCTTCAACTGTCGACACATCGGTGGCGGTCACCGTCGCGCCGGACTGCGGTGTGATCGTTCCGCTGGTGGAGGTGATCTGCGCGCCGATGGGGTCATACCCGCCACCATTCCCAACCCCTGACACCAGGGCTTGGGTTGCGGCGACCTGCGCTTCGGTGAGTTGCTTCGCTTTCTGGCCGATGAACATCATTGCGCTGATCCTTGTTGGGCGTCGGCCGCCATCACGTCCGTCGGCTTGAGCTTCAGGTCGGTGACGGTAGCGTCGGTGTCGAAGACGAGGCCGTAGTCGGCCAGCGTGGCGCGCTCGGCCTTGATCTCGGCGAGCACGGTTTCCGGGTCGTAGCCGCGCTCGCGCAGCTTCTCGCTGAGCGAGGCCAGGCCGCCGCGGATGTCTTCTTTGTCGGCCATGGTGTCCTTGAGCGGGTCGACCATCTGCTTGCGCGGCGTGGTAATCCGGTCAGGCTTGGCGCCCAGGCGCACACCGTTCAGCGCGGCAGCATCCCGCCACCAGCGGCGCACAGGCCGGATGAACATGGGGATGAAGGTGAGCCACTGTTCCTGATCGATGATGTCGTAGAACTCGCGCACGCTGGCGCGGTGGCTGGTGTAGCTGCTCTTGCTGGTGTCGCCCGTGAGCTGGTGGTAGGTGATGTTGCTGCCGGTGGCCAGCGCGTGCAGCTGGTTGGCGGTGTAGTCGCCATAGCCGCCGGTGTTGGCAGGCGTGCCGAAGGTCACGCTCTCGCCATTGGTCAGGTACTTGATCATGCCCGGGCTGAGCTTCTCGACGGTGCGCCCGCTCTGCTCCTTCTCGATCTCGCCCAGCGTCTTGCGGTCTTGGTCGGTGGTGACGAAGGCGCTGAAGCAGGCCTCGATCTTCTTGCGCACCAGCTCGGCCTCTTCGTAGCCCTTGAGGTCGCGCATGCGCATCAGGCTGACGGCCAGCTCGGGCACGCCTCGCACCTGGCTGATGCGGTCTTTGCGGTAGACGTGCAGCACGTCGGCCGCGGGCACGCGCTTACTGACCATGCCACGGCGCAGCAGCAGGGTCTCGCCCGGGTGCTCGGGCCACAGCCAGTAGGCGACGCGCCGACCCAGGCCGTCGAACTCGACGCCCATGACGATGGCGTTGCCGGTGTCGGCGTTGACGCCCGTCTTCAGGTGGTCGAGGTGGTCGGGCTCGAGCAACTGGATCTGCATGGGCACGGCCAGGCCATCTTCCGCCCTGCGCCAGCGGCGGCGCACCAGCACCTCGCCACGCTCCTTCCAGCACGCGACGGCCAGGCGCTGCAGTCCGGGCAGGTCGAGCTGGCCATCGGCGTCGCAGTCGCCATCGGACCACTGCTGCCACAGCGTGCGCTCGGCCTTCTGGTCAGGGATGACCACGATGCCGGTGCCCACGATCTTGGTTGTGAGGGTGACGATCACCTTCTTGGCGTACTCGTTGTCGCGCACCATCTGGCTGCAGCGGTTGCGCACGCGATCGATGCCGCCGGCGATCTCGACGTTGGCGGTGCCGCTGCCGGCCTTCCAGCCTTGCTGGCGGCGGCCGGTCTCGCCGGCTTCGTACTTGCGGATCACGTCGAGCTGCATGCGCGCAGTGGCGCGCCGCACCCCAAGGCTGGGGCTGATCTGGGCGATGGCGCGATCGAGAAGGTTCACGGCTGCATCACTCCGGGCTGTAGGCGGCATACGTGGTGCCGCCGCGCTGGATGCCACCACTGGTGGGCGCTGCCAACTGGCCGGTGGCCACCAGGTGGGCTGCGATGTCGGCCTTGGCCTTGAGCAGCTCGTTGATGCTGCGGTACTCGACCTTCTTGCCGTCGTACTGAACCATGAGTTCGCCGCTGCCGATGGCCGCGCAGATGGCGGTGTACTGGGTAAGGGTGTAGGCCATGGTCAGTTCAACCAGTCGTCGGTGTGGGCCAGCCAGCCGTTGTCGCCGCGCGGCGTGTCGGCGCTGGCATCAGGCTGGCGGGGCTGGGGCGCGGGCTGGCTGATGCTCACCGCGTGAGCAGCCGCGGCGTGGGCCTGGTCTGCAGCGGCTGCCGATTGGTCCGCAGCGGCAGCGCGGGTGCCATCGGCTGCAGCGGCTGCTCCGAGGTCATCGCCTGGCTCATCAGATTCGGCGCGGGTGAAGAGGTCGGCGGTGGCGGGTTCGAGCTTCGATTCATAGTAGGCCCAGTCGGCAGAGGTGAGCTTGTCCACCCGCATGCCGGGGTGGCAGGCTGCGGCGTGGCTGTAGACCATCAGGTCGAGGAACTCGTTGCGCGCGCGCAGCTTCTTCCACAGGCCGCTGGTGGGGTCGAAGACCTCGGCGGTGAGTTCTCGGAACGCATCGCTGCCCAGGTGCTTGGTGAGACGCACCATGCGGTTCTCGGGCAGCTCGACTTCGGCCCAGTCGCCCAGGCGCTGGAACAGCGCTTCCTTGGCGGTGTCTGTTCCAACTATCCACAGCGCCACGCCATGCTTGGACATCTCGCCGCGGGCATTCTTCGCTTCGGTGCGCCGGGGCTTGTTCAGCACGGGCATCTTGCGCTGACTGCTGCCCTTCACGGCGATCACGTTGTCGGCGCGCATCTCGCGGCAGTAGCGGTAGACCCGCTGGGTGCTTGCGCCGCCGGTGTCGATGGCGGTCATGCCGATACGCAGCGGCACGCCGCAGACATTGGTGAACGTCTGGTGACGCAGGCGGGTCAGCTCGTGCCAGACCTGGTCATGCTCGGGGTCCCCGTACAGCTTGACGCGGTCGATGACGATGCTGCGTTCGTTGGGGCCCCAGGCGCGCACCAGGAAGTCGAGGTGGTCGATCTGCGTGTCCACCGCGGAGGTGAGCAGGAAGTAGCCGCGCGGCACGGTGCGCAGCGGGTAGTCTTCGGCGTGCTGCTCGAGGTCTTGCTCGCTCAAACGGTCGGCGTGATCGTCGAATGGCAGGCCCAGCACCAGGTTCCAGAAGGTCACCAGCTTGCTGCGATCGCGGCAGGCTTCCAGCCACTCTTCGGCGATCTCGGCCCATGTGCGGCCAAGGCCGATGGGGGTGTAGAGCGCGTTGGCCTGGTAGCTGGGGTGGTCGTCGACCAGCCATGGCCGGGCATGCACCCACAGCGCCACTCCGCCCATGGGCACATCGGCCAGCATGCGGGGCTTGTGGTGCTCTTCGATGGCCAGGCCGCAGCCATACCCCTGGCACATGTAGACGGCCGTCTTGGGCAAGTGGCGCTTGATGCCGCGCTCGTCGGTCTCCTTCTGCCAGCGCAGGTGCTCGAACACCAGCGGCTGCAGCTGGCCGCAGTGGGGGCACGGCACGTGGTACGTGCCGCGACTGCCCGCCTGGTACTTGCGCCAGATCGGCGAGCCGGCCAGGTCGTCATCGTCCACCGGCATGCGCACCGGCGTGCTGACGTTGAGCTGCTTGCTGCGCGCGTAGGTGACGGTGCGCTGCTCGGCCTGCTTGAGCGTGCTGCCTTCGGCGCCCAGCGAGGCCGGGTAACGATCGATCTCGTCCAGGCCCAGCTTCTTGATGGGCATGCTGGCCAGGCCGCTGCTGCTGTTGGCCCCGCTCATCACCAGCATGCCCCCGGGGAACTCCTTGAGCAGCGTGGTGTTGCCGCTGTCGCGCTTGCGGGCGCTGGGCACCTTGTTGCGCAGCGCGGGGGCGGCGTCGATCATGGGCTCGATGCGCTGCTTGCTGTAGCGCTCCATGGTCTCGACGGTGGGCTCGACCATGAGCATGGGCGCCGGGGCGTGGTCGATGGTGTAGCCGACCCAGTTGTTCAGGATCTCGCTCTTGCCGAACTGGCTGGCGAACATGGCCGTGACTTCGCGCGCCGGGTGGTGATCGCTCAGGGCATCCATCGGCTCGCGCAGCAAGGGGTTGCGCGAGGTGCGCCACGGTCCCGGCTCAGCCGCGGCCTTGGACGGCAGCACGCGGTGGGCATCGGCCCATTGGCTGACCGTCAGCTTGGCGGGCACGCGCCATGACGCCGCCACCGCCTCCATCACCGCGCTGTACCCGTCGCGCAAGTTCATGCCATCACCTCGACGCGGTTGGCGGCCAGGCGGCGGGCTTGCTCTTCGACGCGTGCACACAGGCGCTCGCACTCGGCGTTGATCAGCTCCCACACCTTGCGGGCATCGACCTCAGCAGCCACCATCTGCGACAGGCGGTCGGGCAGCGCCAGGATCTCGGCGCGCACGGCGATGTGGGCATCGGCGATGGCGCGCACGGTGCTGTCGGCGTCGAGCACCTGGTTGCGCGCCTTCATCAGCGAAATCTGCGCGAGCTCGGCCTCGGCCTGCTCGCGCAGCGTGCGGGCATCCTGGTACTCGCTGCGGGCGGGTGATGCGCTGGTGCTGGGCACGGCGGCGGTCGGGGCCGCAGCGCTGTCTTCTGTCAGCGATGACTGCGCGGCAGGAGCGACCGGCGACGCTGGCGCAACCTGCACCGATGGCGAGGCTGCTGCGCCGACCAGTTGCTGCCCCGCGCGGAACTCGGCCCAGCGCTCGCGCACACCGGCCTTGCTGGGATCGGACGTGGCGCCCATCAGCTCAAGCGAGGCCTCGACGTCGACGCGCTTGCCGTCCTCAGCCAGCGCCAGGCGCTTGAGGCCGATCAGCTGGCTGACGTACGGCTTCGAGCATCCCAGGATCTGGGCGAACTGCGACTTGCTGACCAAGGTGCTCACGCCGCACCCCGCTTCACTTCACCGCCGCGCGGCTTAACGGCATGCGGTTTAGTAACTTCACAGCGCTGCAACGACGCCAGGCACGGGGTCCGAATTACC